TCGTCATCGATCCACGGCGTCATATGCGCCAGCCATGGCGGCATGACGTACGCGGGGCATGCGCTCGCATCGCCGGCTCTCCCAGCCTCCGGCGACAGTGCAGCAAGTAGACACGCACGCTCGTGCCCGTCGGTCCACTGCTGGCGGACGATGCGGTCCTCCGCGATCATCGTGTCGAGTCGCGCGACCCGCTCCTCCATGTCTGTCATCGCTCGCTCCTCTCGATCTCCGCCTCGATTGCATCAAGCACCGCAGCCGCGATGCGGTCCGATGCCGCCGCTCCCGCCGCCCTCGACGCCTCCGCCGCCGATGCAGCCGATGCAGCCGCTCTCGCCGCTTTCGCCGCTCTCGCCACCTCCGCCGCCGATGCAGCCGATGCGGCCGCTCTCCTCGCCGCCTCCCCCGCCAACACCACCGACCACGACACCGCCGCCCCCGCCGCCGCATCGCGCACCGCCACCCGCTCAGACTCGGGTGCGCCGCGACGCAGCCACTCGAGCACCCTGTCGATCGCAGAGAGGGCGCGGGCCTCATCGTCGGGACAGTGAGCGCGCGCCTCGGCCACGATCGCGATGAGCGACGCGATTCGAGCGCGCTCCCATGCGGCACCGTCGAGACGGTGCCATCGACGCGCGAGATCCGCATAGCGTCGGATGATGCGAGGCCACGCTTCGTCGCTCACCTCATCATCGATCCACGGTGTCAGATGCGCGAGCCACACGGGCATGACGTGTGCGGGACACGCGCCCACGTTACCATCTCTCGCGACCTCGGGGCTAAGAGCAGCGAGCAGACACGCACGCTCGTGCCCGTCCGTCCACTCGTGGCGGATGATGCGTCCCTCTTCGATCATCGTGTCGAGTCGCGCGACCCGCTCCTCCATGTCTGTCATCGCTCGCTCCTCTCGATCTCTGCCTCGATCGCGTCGAGGACCGCCGTCGCGATGCGGTCCGACGCCTCCGACGCCGCCGCCCACGCCGCATCCGCCGCCGACGACGCCGCCCGCGCCGACGACGCCGCCCGCGCCGCCGCCGCCGCCACCGACGCCGCCGACGCCGCCGCCGCCTCTCCCGCCCACGCCGCCCGCGCCGCCGCCCTCGTCGCCTTCGTCGCCGCCCTCGTCGCCTCCGACACCGCCGCCCGCTCAGACTCCGGTGCGCCGCGCCGCAGCCACTCGAGCACCCCGTCGATCGCAGCCAGTGCGCGCTCCTCGCTCGAAGGGCAGTTCAGGCGCGCTTCGCTCACAATCGCGATGAGAGACGCGATTCGAGCGCGCTCCCATGCAGCATCGTCCAGCGCGCTCCATCGTCGTGCGAGCGCAGCGTAGCGCCGGATGACCCCAGGCCACGCATCCTCAGAGACCTCGTCATCGATCCACGGCGTCAGATGCGCGAGCCACGGCGGCATGACATGCGCGGGGCATGCGCTCGCGCGCTCGGCTTTGCCGGTTTCGGGTGAGAGAGCAGCGAGCAGACACGCGCGCTCGTGCCCGTCGGTCCACCGCTGGCGGATGATGCGGTCCTCCGCGATCATCGCGTTGAGTCGCGAGACCCGCTCCTGCATGTCTGTCATCGCTCCTCGCCTTCGTCCGACTCGTCACTCTTCCAGGGACGCACCGGGTGTAGGGGGCACCTCGTCACGCTGCACGTCCCGATGCGCTGCCGGGGCGCCGGGTCGGAGTCCCCGCCCTGACAGTCCCAGCACTTCGCTGTGATGGCGAGTCGGAGTGACGTGGGCCTGCGCTTCGCCTTCTCGATGGGATCGAGGCGTCTGGCCTTCACGCCGGCCGCCCTCATGGCCGCCGACGCCTCCCGGGCCTTGTCCAGTGCTGATGTAGCAGGGCCATCCTGGTGCACGTCTGTCATCGCTCCTCGCCTCCCGGGCCGACCGCGTCGGCCTCCATCCAGTCGACGATCCATGACAGACCGTCGCAGGTCCACTCCTGACACCGCTCGTGGCGCTCGAGGTCGAGTGACGCGACATGACACGCGATCCGCTCTGCGGTCTCCGCCCTCGACGCGTCGACCGCTATCTGCGCGCGCATACGCACTGTCACCCGTACCATCATCGCGACCACCCCCTCATACGCTGCTCCGCGCGAGCGCGTAGCATCTCGACCGCGTACCGCAGCTCGCTCGAGCTCGCCCGGATGATCTCGCCCTCGACCTCCGCCCACGCGACATACAGCCGATCGCGCAGACGGATCGTGATCCCGCACTCGGTAGCGCCGTCGTCTAGTAGCCGCTGAACGATGCGGTCCTCCACGGACACGTCGTCCACATCACTATCGCCCGCGTCGAGGGCGTCTAGATGCTCCGCGAGTGCATCGGCCACAACGCTCCCCTGCGCCCGATCCGACGCGTCCGCAGCACGGAGCAGACGCTCCGCGAGCGCGTCCGCGATATGCGCCACGACCCGCGTCGTCATGCGTCACCCCCGAGCAGCGCCTCGAGAGCGTGTTCGAGCGTCTCGCCGACTCGAGCGTGCGCCACCTCGCCGCCGACGCCGCACGCGGCCGCGAGCCAACCCGCGCCCGTCGCGGAAATGACGACGGTATATCCGCGCTCCGTGTAGCGCGTACGAATCAGCTCGCCGAGATCCCCGACAGTCATCTCTCCGATCGTCGACTCGTCGCACGGCTCAAGCTCGGCGGGCGACATCTCATCGCCAGGCCCGAGATCACGCACACGACCGACACCACTCCACACATCATGGTCACTCATACACCACCTCCGACGCCGTTATCGCACGTCGCGATTCGACGTGCAAGTTTTTTTGTTGCACGTGGCCGCTAATCGTGCGACGGTGGGAGCATGAGAAAAGCCACTCTCGCCGCGATGCGGCGCCGTCTGCGCACGTCCCGAATCGACGCGGGACACACTACTATCAGCCTCGCGAAAAAGCTCGGCGCCACGCACTCGACGATCGTCCGATGGGAGCGCGGGGACACGGAGCCGCGCGCGAGCGATCTCCTGCGATGGGCAGAGTCGTGCGACGTGTCCGCGTCGTGGCTGCTATGCGGGTCGATGTCGATCGTCGTCACTCCGGACCGCCGCGTCGAGCCGCGCGAGACTATCGATGACACTCTCGCGCGCGAGGCTAGCCGCCTACGCGACCTAGATCCGGTGGAGCGATGAGCGCGACCGATATCGCGATCGGTGCTGCGCTCGTGTGCGCGGTCATCGTGGCGGGCATCTGGCGCCATCTGGCGGGGTCGTCATGACGTGGCACTCGGGCGTCATGCGCGCGCTAGCGTCTGTCGGCGTCGTCGCCGGCGAGCACTACCTCATCGCGCAATGCGATCATGCCACGCTCGCGGCAGCGATGCGCGAGGCAGGGCTCGTCGCGGACGCGCTCGTGGTCGACGCGCCTTACAGCGAGCGCACGCACGCGGGGCACGACGATGCGGCCGTGACCGTCAACCACGGCTCGGACTACCGGTCACGCGTCAGCAAGCCAACGGGCGGCACGGGCGCGCGCCGCGAGATCGATTACGCCGCGTGGTCTGACGAGGACGTGCGAGCGTTCGTCGGTACATGGGGCTCGCGCGTACGCGGGTGGGTCTGCTCGCTCACCGATCATCACCTCGCTTCCACGTGGTCGAGCGAGCTTGAAGCGGGCCGCTACGCGTTCGCGCCGCTCGCATGCGTTGAGCGCGGCTCGCGCGCGAGGTTCACTGGCGACGGCCCGTCTCAGTGGTCCACGTGGCTCGTCGTCGCACGCCCGCGCACGCGCGAGTGGCAGACATGGGGCACGCTCCCGGGCGCCTACGTCGGCGGCAGGGAAGCCAAAGCGGTCGTGGGCGGGAAGCCACTGTGGCTCATGCGCGCGATCGTCGGTGACTACTCGCGGCCCGGCGATCTCGTGGCCGATCCGTGCATGGGCGCTGGGACGACACTCGTCGCGGCCGTAGAGCTCGGCCGTCGCGCGATTGGGTGCGAGCCGGATCCGGGGCGCTTCTCGATTGCCGCGAAGCGACTCGCGCGGACTCGGCCGCAGCTCGCACTACCGATCACGACAGAGGTACAGATGACGCAGACCAGACTGGGGGACGAATGACGCCCGAAGAAGCGCTAGCGGGCGCGGACGCTGTGCAGCGAAGGCGCGCTACTCGGTGTCTGTGGCAGAGGCGCAAACTCGGGTGGGACGAGGAGCGCGCGATGACGACTCCGATGGATCGCGGCGCGTCACGGCGAAAGACAGGCGGCATTGACGCGCACACCGCATGGGAGGACGATGATGCGTGCTGGTACTACACAGCGTGCCACCCTGGCGGACTGACGCACGAGCAGATCGGAGAGGCGCTCGGCGGTCTGTCGCGTCAACGCGTACAAATGATCGAGCGCGATGCGCTGCGCACGCTCGGGGCCGCGCTCGCGCTGGAGGGCCTGCGGGAGTCGGATCTGGTGGTCTGGCTATCTCGCGATCGTCCTGGCGACGGCAGCGGGGAACCTCCGCCGCCGATGCTGGGACACGGAATCGACGGCGAGGAGCGCCAGCGCAGGATCGCGGCGCGCATTGACGCGCAGGAGCCGAGCGACACGACGCGGGCCATCGATGCGGCTATCGTGCAGCTCGAGGCCGCAGCGGGGCGCGTAGCGGCGGCCCTCGAGGCGTACGAACCGCGCACGGGGCAGCCATGATCTGCGCGACGACACTCGACGGAGATCCGGTGACATGGAAGCGCGCGCGGTCGCAGGGCGCGCGACGCTGGACTGACCCGCACGACAGGCGCTATCGCGACGCGATACGGTATGCGCTACTCGCGGCGCGCCCTCGAGGGTGGCCACTCGACGCGCGCTACTCCGTGACGCTCGTCGTGAGCGTCCGTCGGGATGTCGGAGACGTGGACAACTATGCCAAGAGCTGGCTCGACGCGGGCAAGGGCATTTTGTGGGACGACGACGCGAGCGTGGTCGAGCTGTATGTGCGGCGCGTGCGTGCGGACAGGGGCAGCGTGAGCGTGCTCGTCGAAGCCGATGAGGTACTGCGACGATCGTCGAAGAAGAGTCGAACCAAGATCTAGAATCGGATACAAACAGCCGCGTTGCGTCGCGGCGTGGAGGGTAGGCATGTATGAGCTGAGGCCGTATCAGGTAGAGGCCATCGCGGAGATCGAGAGAGCATGGGAGTCGGGACACAGGAGCACGATTCTCGTGCTCGCCACGGGGCTAGGGAAAACGACCGTCTTCACCGAGATCGCGCGGCGCGCACGCGACGCTCGGCGCGGGCGGACTCTCGTGCTTGCGCATCGCATCGAGCTCGTGGAGCAAGCGGCGGCGCGGCTTGAGGTGGGCACACTCACGACCGAGATCGAGAGTGGCGATAGGCGTGCGTCGTGGATGCAGCTACCGGTATCGGATGCCGTCGTCGCGACGGTGCAGACGCTGCGCGGTCGTCGGCTCGCGCGATGGCCTCGCGACGCGTTCGGTACGATCGTGATCGATGAAGCGCACCACGCTGCCGCGCGCGCCTATCGCGACGTGCTCGCGCATTTCTCCGGCGCTCGCGTGCTCGGCGTGACTGCTACTCCCGATCGTGGCGACGAGGTAGCGCTGGGCCATGTCTTCGCGTCGACCGCGTACACGTACGGGATCCGAGAGGGCATCGAGGGCGGCTACCTCGCGCCGCTGCGCTGCAAGACAATCGATCTCGACTGCGTTTCACTCGACGGCGTTCGCGTCACCCGACAAGAGCACGGCCGCGACCTATCGGCGGAGGACGTTGCGAAAGCGATGTCGGGAGACGAAGCGCTCCACGCTATCGCGGCTCCCGTCGCGAAAGAGGCGGGCGCGCGAAAGACGCTGATCTTCATGCCGTCTGTCGAGCTGACGCATGAGCTGGCGCGCGTGCTCTCGGGCTACGTCGGAGCGGACCGCGTGCGCAGCCTCGATGGCTCATGCGACAAAGACGACCGCAAAGAACAGCTCCGCGCGTACACACACGGAGACGTGCAGTTCATGGTCAACTGCGCGCTTTTCACGGAGGGCTTCGACGCGCCGAGCACGTCGTGCGTCGTCGTCGCAAGGCCCACGAAAAGCCGCGCCCTATATGCGCAAATGGTCGGCCGAGGGACGCGTCTCGCGGATGGAAAGAGCGATTGCCTCGTCATCGATCTACATCCCGGCAATACGCGCCACGACCTCGCGAAGATCGCGGACATCTTCGACGGGCTTGATCTGCCGGATGGCGGCGAGGAGCGTGACCTCTTCGATGCTGCGGTGCGGTCCGGCGAGACTGTCCTCGATGCGCGCAAGCAAGCGAAAGAGATCCACGACAAGCGCGAGGCCGCGCGGCGCGCCGATCGCGAGCGCGCGCGTATGCAAGCGCAGGTCACATATCGTGCAGTCGAGAGGCCAATGTGGTCTGTCGATATCGCGCTCGGAGTCACCGCATCGATGTACGGGAGCACCGTGCCTCCTGCTCGCGAAGACCAGATCGAGCGCCTCCGTGCGCTGAAGCTAGACATCGATCCGCGAGAGACCGTGCAAAGCGCCAGCGCGAAGATCAAGGCCATGCTCGACCGACGAAAGAGCGGCCTATGCACGATCAAGCAGGCTCGCGTCCTCGCGAGAGCGGGCCTGAATCCGGACATGACATTCGATCAAGCGCGCACGGCCATGGATCTGCTAGTGGCCAATCGCTGGCGTGCGACACCCGATATGCTTGCTAAATGGGGCGCGCGGTGAGGCACGACGTGCGCTCGCTTGCGTGGTGTCTCGCACGCGTGGATAGCGTGGGCCTGCGCGTAGCTCCTCGAGGCACTCCAGTGCACGACTGGGCACGAGGATGGGTGACAGATGAGACGATGTGGGCACGCGCGCCCGAGCGATACCCGCTGCCGACAGACTATGATCCGGTGTGGTGGCCGGCCCTCGACGCGCCTGCGGACTCCGATAGAGCGCGTGCGTGGGTCGGCGATGCGTGCGCGGACCACCTCGCGTGGGCGCACGCGTGGCGGACGTACGCGTCTCCGGCGCCCGCCTCCACGTACCATCTAGCAGCGATCGGAGGCGCCCTCGACGCGGTGCGGCCGACGCCGGATATGTGCCGCCGCGTGCTCCTCGCTCTAGAGCCGGCGCCCGCGCCCGCGCCCACGCCTCCCGCGCCCGGCGCGCGGCGCCCGCTGAGCGTCGTGGAGGCGGCGTCGGTGCTCGGCTGGCCCCTCGATGCGCTCCGAACCGCGCTGCGGCGCGGAGACGTCCGCTCCGTCGCGGTGCCCGGGCGTCGAGAACGGTGCGTGCCCGTCGCCGAAGTCGAGCGGCTAATCGGCGAAAACAGCAACGAATCCGGGAAGTTGTGAGATAGTCGGAAGAAAGTTCGTGCATTCGTGCACGGACAGATTATATCTAGGGGGTGCCGCACGGAGCGGCGAAAAGAGGAGACCGACATGACCAGCACGATCACCGCGACCCTTTCCACCTGGCTGGCGGGCGACGCCTACACCGCGCGCGTCACCTCCGCGGGTCTCTGGGTGGCCGTCGCGCGCGGTTCGAGCCCCGCGGCGGCGGCGGATGCGGCGTGCGCGCTGGCGGGCGCGCGTCGCCCCGAGGGCGCCGTCGACGGCGCGGTCGAGGCCTCCAGCGCCGTGGTCGAGGCGCGCGCTTCCGGCGGCCCCATCCTCCGCGCGCTCGGCATCGTCGGCCCCCGCAGCACCATCGTGCTCCCCGCTTGAGGGAAGGGATTCGTTTGAATCCGCGAAGTTAACAACCGGAGAATTTAACGAGCCATGAAACTATGCATCCACGTAAGACCGCGAGATGACAAGCAAGGCTGGGCCGTTGACGTGTTCGACGGACGCCGCGCATGGACCAAAACCCACCTCGGAGAGCAGCCCTTGAACAAGGCTGAGGCCCACAGGCTGGCTCACAAACTCCGCGACCCGAAATTTTACACCGCGCGAACGAAGCACGCAGTTAACAGCGGAGGTGCGCTGTGAACGTCGGCGAAGCGAACCGCGTGCGCGCCTGTCTGGACTGCGGCGAGCCCGGCGCACTCCTGTGGCGCACGACGAAGGGCGAGAATCCTGGTCGCTTGTTGCGCATCTGCGGCGCGTGTCTGCGCAAAGACGACTGGCACCGCTTTGGATTGGTCGAGCGTCAGCCGATCCTGGGAGAAGTGGCCACGGAGTTTTTCGAGGGCGAGTGGCACTTTCCAAAAGCGGACGGCCCCGAGCCTTGGGCCGTCATCACCTACACCGATGAGCCGTCGCCTGAGACGGGGTGTGTTGGCTGGTGCTGGTGGGCGCTCGGGCGGATGGGTGACGCGCCAACGTACGAGGAGGCGAAGCGCAAAGCGGAGACGTGGGTTCAGGCGCGCATCGAAGGCATGCCTGCAAGCGGGAGATGGGCATGAGCCACAAGGACGGGCGGGTGGTGTTGTCTGCATGGGTGGAGCCGGTCTTGCGTGACTACGCGCGCGCAGCCGCAAAGCTCGCCAATCTGGAGTTCTCCAGGTGGGTCGAGCGAGCCGTTCGGCAGACGATGGCGCGCGAGTCGGCGGATAGAGCGATGGTCGCCGCGATCGATCGTGGCGAATGCGGGACGTGCGGCTACGCGCCGTGCGCTTGTGACCAAACATGAGTTCGTGCAGAGCGACGAATGAGAAGGCCCCCCGGGGGGTTGTACACAAAGTTCTTGACGGCGCTCGCGCGCCGGATCATGATGGCCCCACGGTCAGAGCCTAGTGCCGAGACCGTGGGGCCATCCCGCTTTGGGGCCCGTGCGAGACTGCGAGTGTGCCGTCGGACCCTGACGGGTCTATCCGGACTGCCGGCTGCCAGAAGGGCCGGGCCGATCTCCGCACCCCCCACGTCCGTGTGCCGCTGGGCCCGCATATAGCGGCACGCCGCACCACGCAGCCGGACCCTACGACCGCGCGAGCTTGACCGCGGGACGGAGACGATCCCGACGAGGGAGCCGACGTATAGGCGGGGTGGCGACGCGTAGCCGGCTCGGTGCCGGGCTCTTCGCGGTGGAGCAGCGGGCCTGCACATCGGCAAACGGAGGGGCGGGAGCGCGTCCGGGCGGGCGGGTAGATCTGTCCGGAGTAGACGTAGCGCGGTGATCGGGTAGGCTCAGGTGTAGGCTAAAAGGGGGAAATGTGGGTAGCGGTGAGACATGTACGACACGGTTAGTCGGGAGGTACGTATGCGAGACGACGACGGACACGACGACGCCACCGGAGCTCGACGAGGGACATCCGCTAGAGGGCCGCGAGACGACGCGGGAGTGGCGATGCTGGCACGATCTAGCTACGGGCCGACGCGTGCACGTGTGGCGCATGGGGTGGCGCTAGAGACCGGGCAGCGCGTACACGTGGCGCTCGAGACGTGGCCGGGCACGTACGTCCCGCCGCGAGAGCACGGTGCGGTAGTGACGAGCGCGGAGCGGTGGGAGTACCTGCCGCACGTGTACGGGCCGCGGCGACGCGACACCCACGGGCACTGGTGGGGCACGGTCGACGTGCGGGTAGACGGCGAGGACGCGGTGCGGCGGGTGTCGGTGTGTCGAGTGCGTGCGAGGGCGTGAACCAGCGTTCACGGTCGCGGTTTGAGTGTGGATTTTCATTCACGCTTCGGGTCTGGGCGAGGGCGCGTGTAGGGTGGTAGTCGATGGTGCGGCGCTGTGGCCGAGGAGGGCGCGATGAAGATCGATAGATGGATCTCGTTCGACGAGGCTGATGGTATGTCAGAGGCAGTGGGCGGCATGGGCGGCGTGTGGGATGGCATGGACCGCGCTGAGTACCTCGCGACGTGGTTGCCAGAGGCGCGCCCGTACATCGAGGCCATCTGGTCCGCTCTTGACGAGCGCGGCGCGATGTCCGGCCAGGAGCATCAAGACTCGGGCGTGCCTGTCTTCGATGACGGCAAGGTCGCGTCGTTCTCGATGCGCGGATGGGGCGACCTTGTTGCCGCGTGGTGGAACTCGGCACATCCAGACGAGCCGAGACGCTCCTACTGCCACTATGCATGGGATCTTCCGTGAGTGCGCGGATGTGAGAGGACCAACCTCCCCAACCTCGGGACCAACCTTAGAGCCAGGTTGGGACGCGGAATCGCCATGTTCCGCAAGCGTTTTCGCGTCACTCCCCAACCTCCCCAACCTCCTGCAAGAGATCCTGTAGAGGCGACGCTAGCGATAGGCCTAGCGCCCTGTTCTCCCCCGGCAGACTTTTCCGGCGAAAAGGTTGGGGAGGTTGGTCCACGCGCGGATCGCCTTTCACGGCATGGCTTTTCGCGGGGCCAACCTGGCTCCAAGGTTGGTCCGTCTGCGGCAGGTTGGTCCGTCGGTGACGGTTTCGTCCCCGGATTCATGCGAGGCCCCCCTCCGGGGCGAGGGCACCCTCCCTCTGGGGAATCCGGATTCCTATGAACGCGCGTGCACATTATGTGTACGTTGCTATACATAGGGCATGATGCTCCCGCGCATTCGATGCGTGTACTGCCAGGCGCCCGGCCGGCTGTCCGTCTGTCGCGGGTGCGCACGCGATCGTCGACCGACCGAGCTTCAGCGATGGCTATCGTCGCGACACGTGACGATGACGGACCTCGCGGACAGGTGCGGGTGTACGTACCGGACGATCCTGAATGCGGCGCACGGGGCGCGGCTCAGTGGCGATATTGCGATCAAGATCTCGCGTGCGACGGGGATATCGCTGGAGACTCTACTGCGAGGTACGCATGGGACAGAGAGACCGAGCGTGGATAGAAGAGCTGCGGGCACTCGTGCGGACGAGCGCGCAGAGTCTACGGGAGCGACTCGACAGCATGGCTCCGGAGCAGGTCGCATCGATCATGGGCATCGCGGCGAGCGAGATCACGAGCTATCAGAGTCTGATCCCGCAGGGCGACGACGATGACGCTAGCGACGCTGGCGAGGGTCGCCCGAATCCGCAGGATGGCGGACAGCGCGCGAAGGTCGCGGGAACGCGCCGCAAGGCAGGGAGACCCCGAAAGGCTGTCAAGACGCGCGCTTCCGCTGCGCCAGTGGATCCCAGTCGCGAGCCCTCATCTCAGTGATCCGGATCATCTAGCTCCGCTCGTCGCCGAGCTCGAGCGAGTCGCTAGTGGTGAGTCGATCGAGGTCTGCGTATCGGTGCCACCGAGGCACGGAAAGACCACGACGATCACACACTGGATCGTGTGGCTGCTCGAGCAGCGCCCCGATATGCGGGTTCTGTATTGCTCGTTCGGCGCGCGCATGGCCATCAAGCAAACGCGCGCGATGCGCACTTTAGCGCGCAAGCGTGGCATCCCGCTGGGCGAGGTGCAGACCGCTAGTGAATGGACAACTGCGGGCGGCGGCTGCGTCAAGGCTTGCGGTATTACCGGCCCTCCGACGGGCGATGGCTTCGACGTCATTGTCGTTGACGACCCGCATCGCTCTCGCAAAAGCGCCGAGTCTCCGCTCGAAAGAGACACCGTCAACACGGGCTATCGCGACGATATCTACACTCGCCAGCTTCCTCGAGGGACGTCGCATGTAATCGTGCACACGCGGTGGCACGAGGACGATCTTATCGGCGTGATGACTCGCACAAGCGAAGACGGGCCGCGCCCTTTTCGGCTAATCAATCTACCTGCGATCGATGCGAAGGGCCTACCGCTCGCGCCGAAACTGTGGCCTTTGGAGAGGCTACAGCGCATCGAAATGCGGCTCGGCGCGTACGCGTGGGCGTCGCTCTATCAGGGCTCGCCGAGGCCCAAGGGTGGCGCGCTTTTCGGCCCTGCTATCTGGGCCAGCGACCCTCCGCTTGAAGCATCGTACGCGGGCGGAGTCGACCTCGCGCGTACCGCGAAGTCAAGGTCTGACCACCAAGCCGCTGTTATGCTTGCGAAGGACACGACGAGTGGCGTGATCTACGTGGTCGACATCGAGTGGGCTCGCGAGCTTTTGAGCGACAGGATCACCGAAGGCGGTGACGCACAGCTCGGCTTTTCGAGGCGCTTGCATTCGATGCAAAGGCGTTGGCACAACGCCTCTTTCCGCTGGTACACGGGGGGGGGCGAGTCGTCGCTTTCAGACCTCCTCGCGAGACACGACACATATCCAGCCCACGTCCGCCAGGTCAAAGCGACTGAGGACAAGTGGGGTCGCGCGCAGCCGTTCGCCGCAGCGTGGAATGCCGGCAAGATCCGCGTGATTCGGTCGCTTCGTCACGCCGAGGATCTCGTGGGACAGTTGCAGCGATTCACCGGACTTGACGGGGATTCGGACGATCTGGTCGACGCCGTCGTCGCTGCGTACGATGAGATCGGCGGAGAGACCATCATCCGCGGTATCTCGAAGCCAGAAGAGCGCGCCGCACTAAAGCCGGCGGCAGCTTCAAGGTCTGTCTCGAAGGGCCGAATGCACACGTGAATCTCGCTTCATATGGCGTCAAGTCAAAGGCCGTGCGTGACTTGGCACAATGGTCACGGGCCTTCGTGCCGTAGAGTCGGAGACGACTAGAGGAAAGCGCATCTCATCGACGCGACGCGATCGCGGTGCGATGGCCACGCGCTTTGCTTCGCTACAGCCCGAGACGCTCACGGCAATCCAGACCGAGCTTGAGCAAGGAACCCTTGTAAACTGGGCCGATCTGTGCGATCGGATGATCCAGCGAGACCCCGATATCCTCGCGACGTATGAGTCGCGACTGTCGGTGATCTCTGGCGCCGAGATCATCGTCGAGCCCGGTGTGCCTACTGGCGATCCTGCTCGAGACGCTCTCGCGGACGACTGCGCATCGTGGGTTGACTCGTGGCTTCGATCGATGCCGTCGAGCCGCTATGCGCACGAATCACTCGATGCGATCGGCAAGGGCCTTGCCGTTCATGAGATTCTCTACGATGAGACCGACGCGGGTCTTGTCCCTGTCTCTCTTGAGTGGCTGCATCTCCGGCGGTTCTGCTACGCGCCCGATTGGTCCCCGCGCATCATGGATCTCGGCGATGGCTCGCCGTATCTGACAAGCGGGTACGCGCTCGAACCCGGGCGCTTTCTCGTGCACGAGCCACGCGCGCTCCCCGGATATCCGACCGGCGGTGTCCTCCGCGCGGTGATGTGGCTTTTCCTCTTCAAGAGCTGGGCGGTGCAGTACGGCGTAAGCGGAGCCGAGCAATTCGCCTACCCGATGAAGATTGCCACGATCCAGCGTGGCGGAGACGCGCAAGCTCGCGAAGCTGCCAAGCAATATCTTGAGGAGCTTGCGCAGGATCATGGTGCTGTCATTGACAGGGACACCACGATTCAGCTCCTTGAGAGCACCGTCAAAGATGGCGGCACGTGGAGCAACCTAATCGCCGAGTGCAACCGCGGTATCGCGAAGGCGTTGCTCGGGATGACGGACCTCGCCGAGCCTACGCGCGTCGGCGCCTACGCTGCGGTCGAGACGCGCAAGGGCGCGACCGTTGATGCGCGCGTGCTGAAGGACGAGCGAGCTCTCGCGGTGACGTGGGAACGCGACCTCGTCGCCCCGGCTGTCGCGGCAAACATCGATCGTTGGGGCGGCATCCTGCCGCCGCTCCCTCGGCTTCGGTGGTCCATCGCGGCAAAGCGTCTCGACGTCGCGGGCGAGGGCGCGCTCGCTCTGTCGGTCGATGAGGTGCGGTCGCGTCAAGGCCTGTCCCCTGTCGGCGGTCTCCTCGGCTCGCAAATCTGGAGGGACTTCGTCGCCGGCAAAGACCCGATCGATCCGGCGGCCGTGTCTGAAAAGCCCGTGAGCGAAACCGCTTTGAACGGTGCGCAGGTCTCATCGCTTGTGCAGATCGTCGGCGAGGTCGCGGCCGGCCGCATTCCTCGAGGCACTGGCGTCGAGCTGATTATCGCTGCGTTCCCGACGATGAGTCGTGACCAAGCGGAGCGCATCATGGGAGACGTCGGAGCCGGGTTTGTGCCCACCACGGAGGCGCCTTGACTGCCAGGTATAAACCGCGCGGGCCCGTTGCCGTCATGCCGTCTGCTATCGGCGAGACGTACGAGACCGACCCTTCGAGCCTGTCGACGGCAGTCATCGACGGCACTGTCGCAATCGTGCCTGTCCGCGGGCCGCTCATGCAGCACGCCAATCCGTGGTTCGATTCGTACGAGTCGATTCAAGGGCGCGTTGCGCTTGCTCTAGAAACTCGCCCAATGGCGGTCGTGCTTTCTATCAGCTCGCCGGGCGGCTCTGTCGCCGGGCTCTTCGAGACCGCCGAGCACATTCGCATGTCATGCGCTCGCGCTGGCGTGCCTCTCCATGCCTACGTCGACGGCATCGCGGCCAGCGCAGCGTACGCGCTGGCCGCCGCGTGCGACTCCGTGACAGTGCCGCAGACCGGCCTAGTCGGGAGCGTGGGTGTCATCGCAAGCGCGGTCGACCAGAGCAAGAGCCTCGAGGCCGAAGGCGTGCGCGTCGTGCTCGTCAAGAGCGGGGCTCGAAAGGGTGATCTAGACCCGTCGCAACCGGTGACGAACGAAGCACTTGCGGCGCTTCAGTCGCAGGTCGACTCGATGGCTAGGACTTTCTTCGAGCACGTGGGCGCGTGGCGAGCGATGGACGCCGGTGTCGTGCAAGCGATGGAAGCTGCGGTTTACACGGGCGCCGAAGGCGTTGCCGCAGGCCTCGCGGACAACGTGGGTTCGATTGGCGATCTGGTCGCATGGATCGCGGCCGGCGGGCCGGAGGCGGCCCAGGAAGGGAACGCGACAATGGAAGAGAAGATCGATGCGATCAAGGCCGCTCTACAGGCAATGATCGATGACAGTGAAGTGCCGGATGCGATGAAGAAGAAGCTTGCATCGGCGCTTGAGATCATCGTTGAGGAGGAGCCTTCCGAGCCGGAAGACATGCCCCCGGAAAAGCCGGAAGAGCCTTCGGCCATCGCTGCGCTCAACGCCAAGATCGCGGCCCTCGAGGCTGCCGCGTCGGAGATGGCGGCTCAGCTTGAGGCGCAGCCAAGCGCGGCTTCTGTCGAGGCGTCGAAGGCCGCGGCCGCTCGCGCTGCGGTTGTGGATGCGGCAATCGCATCCGGGCGAATCGCGGCAAGCTCGCGCGAACGGTGGCTTGCTATCGCGGAGCGTGACGTCGACGCTGCGCGCGGTGCTCTCGCGATGATGCCCGCTCGGCGTCATCGGGTGACGGCTCCCTCGGAGAGCGTCTCCGCACCACGCATCGACGCGTCGATCTCCGGTGAGGTCAACGACGCAAAGAGTGACGCGAAGCGGCTTCTCCGCCTCGTGCTGGACAAGGACATTGCCGAGCGTGCCTCGGCTTCGATCAAGTGATCACCGAGGAGTAAGAAATGGCCAATCTCACCGCAGACAAGCAGCGATACACGCGCGGCCCGATCCGCGTCGGCAAGGCAGTCGCCGCAACCGGAACGACCTTCTTCCGCGGTTCTGTGCTTGCGTTCAACGCGACCGGACTGCTGGTCCTCGCGGCAGATACCGCGGGTCTCCGAATCGCCGGAATCGCCAAGACCGGATCCGTCAATGCGGCGGGCCTTCCTGGCGCTTCTGTCGCGGGTGCCGTGTATGAGTTCGAGTTCGATCACGAGGAGTGGATCCTCGAAGTGAGCGGCACGTGGACCGGCGCAGCAGTCGGACTCGATGCAGTGATGATCGACGATAGCGGGAGCACGACCGCAGCGGTCGCGACGAACGACATCCGCATCGGTCGCATCATGGAACGCGAAACTATCGCAGGCGCCGCGGGCCAGTGGGTCCGTATCGGCGTCTTCTCTACCGCGGCGTTCTGATACGCCACCGAGCAGAAAGGAACGCCACAATGGGAGTCAGTCAGAGCAACGCATTTCAGAGCACGTCGATCGCATTCAAGGCATATGCGGACGACATCTTCTCGCACGACGGGCGCCGCGCGCCGCAGTTCTCGATGTTCACCGCGCTCGACAGCACCGACCGATACACGGTTGAGCATGATGTCATGGAGGCGCTTCCGGTCGTGCGTGAGTGGGTCGGCACTCGTCAGGAGCCCGACGTCATCTTCGCGACTGTCCGGGGCGTCGCGCGTACCTGGGAAAAGACCTTCTCAGAGGACCGTAAGCGCGCGCTTTCCGGCGCCGCAGACGGGCAGCTTCTCCGCCGTCTCATGTCGTGGCTCGGTTCTCCGGACATGGACCTCGACAAGATCGCGACCGACTATCTAGTCAGCAACCCGACTGGATATGACGGTGTCGCCGTCTTCTCTGCGTCTCATCCGCGCGGCCCTGGCGGCGGTACGCAGAGCAACACGAGCGCGACCGCTCTCAGCGGCGCGCAGCACCGCTCGGTCATCACGTCGGGGTCGGGCTTTGGCGACGTCTACGGAGAGCCCTTCGGCATTCAGTACGACACGCTGATGGTCGGTCCCGCGCTAGCGCCGCTTGCGCGTGAGCTCACCGGCTCGACGCGTTTCGCCGCTATCAACGCCTCTGGTGTGGAGGCGACTTCGGCGGTCGTTGCTGCTGCGGAAGTGCCGAGCGCGAACCGCCTTCAGGTCTTCACTGGTGGCGAGATGAACGTGGTGGTCAATCCGCGTTTCATCGGCTCTTCGCTCGCGAACAAGTATTTGTACCTCGACACCTCGAAGAGCGCGCGCCCGATCGTGGCATATCGCTTCCAGGGTGGCAGTCGCGTCGTGGAGCGTACGCAGGACACTGACCAGTCGCGGTGGGCTGCTGATCGCTACGAGTGGGCCGCAGAGCATGACCTTGTGCTCGTGCCCGGTGCGTGGCAGGTCGCGTTCTTCGGCGGCCCGTGATGTGAGCTGACGGGGTGGCTCTGGGCGAGGAGCCACCCCGTTGTGCGACGTGGATCAATGGTCGATCAAGGGTCTCATACACCCTGTAAGCCGGTTCGATTCCGGCCGTCGCAATCGCGCATTTCGCGCGTGAAGGAGAGTGATTCGTATGAGCAGCGCCACCGATATGATCCTCGAGACACTCATGGAAGAGCGAGCCAATCGCACGGGCCGTGACATCCGGTCTGGCGAGCGCGTTGATGTGCGCGTGGTTTCTCGCGGTGTCTGCGTGGAAGCGGGGCGACGCATCGAGTCTGGCGAGAACACGCTTAGCGGCGTCCACGTCAACGACCTTCCTGCCCTTCAGTCTCTTGTTGAGACTTCGACCGCCGAGCAGATGCGCGCCGCGCAGACTCGGTTGGCCGCTATGCAGGAGACCGCGAAGAAGGACCCGAGTCGCTACGGGAGCAAGCCCACTATCGAGGCCGCTTTCCGCGACATGTACGGACGCGACATCAAGCCGTTCTCGACTGTCGAGGTCGTGAAGGGAAAGCGGGCCTGATCGATGGCATACGTGACGGAGACTCAGCTCGAGAATGCTCACGGCGTGGACGAGGTCTACGCCTTGACGGGCGGGTCTGCGTCGACGATGGCTTCGCTGATCGACGAGGCGAGCGCGAGAGTCCGAGAGGCCCTGATGGTCGGCGGGTACTCTGCCGCTGTACCGGAGACCGTGTACGCGGCAGACGCCAGCGATTGCCCGCTGGAGATCCGCACGCTCACCGAGAAGGTGTGGAAAAGGGTCGCGTACACGCGGCGTGATCTCTCTATTCCAGAAGACCAGATGTCCCTCCTCGATGCGATGCTCGCGCGCGTCGAGGAGGGACGCGCCGAGATGAAGGGGCTGTCTCGCGACGTCACGCGCAGCCCTGGAGGCATCACGTCGAGCATCTCGAGCTCCACTTCGACTGACGAGAACGCGCGCCCGCGGGTCTTCTCGCGGCCTCGGATGAGGGGCTACTGATGCCCGTCAAGATCACAGGGATCAAGGAGTGCCGTGACGCGGTAACGCGGCTCACGCAAGACATCACCGACGTCGAGCGAAAGCTCATCGAATGGGGCGAGCGTGTCGACGATCTCGTGCGTGGCTCTGCGTCTATGCAGCAAACGCCGGAAGGCGAACCGTGGGATCCACGCAAGACAGCCACTGAGCGCAAGCAGTGGCGAGCGGCTCCCGGCAACGCAATCCGGAGAGCGTCTAGGGCCGCGACTGCCCGCACTCCTGATAGCGGTACTCTTGGCATCAAGTCTGGAAAGATGCTCCGCTCAATCGCTGTCCGGGTGGGGCGTAACAAGGCAACGCTTTCTGTCGGCAGTGGCGGAGCCCGTTACGCAAAGTACTTCATCGGCTACTCATCGAGACAGCCGGCGCGGCCGATCCTTCCCGATCACTCCAAAGGCACATCGTCTGCGTGGCTTGACGAGTGGTCAGAGCGTCTAGCGGACGAAGCTATCAAGGCGTTCAACCGTGGCTGATTTCTCGCCGATGCTGACCGCTATCCGCGAAGCGTGTCGCGGCGCGCTCGGAAGCGTGCGCGTTGTCCAATCGAACGCACTTCGAGAGCGCGCCTATCCGTCGACGACAGAGCATGAAGCGGCGCGCGTGATCGTGGGTCCTCGATTCGAAGTGAGCGTTGCGAAAACTGGAGTGTCGAAAGAGTCTCCGTGGGAGAACAGCCCGGTTCGGCTCCTCGATGTTGAGGTCCGCGTCAGGACAGAGTGGTCGACGAAGCACGAGCTTTTAGACGATGAGCGGAGCGCCGTAAGGGCCAGCGCGCTCGCGCTCCTCGAGGACGTGCGCGCTGCACTCATGCGCCCCGGGAATCTCACGACGACAGCAAGCGGGCAGTCGTCGGGCCTCGTGTCCGGGTGCCTCCATCGTCACTCTGGCCACTCGCTAGAGCGTGAAGACTGGCAACGACGACGGCTCTCATACGTGAGCACGTACTCAACCGTCATGCGCATCGCGCAGAATGCAGGGTGATCAATGAGCTATGAAGTCAACGCGCTAAGGAGCCTCCGAGTCTACGTCGAGCCCGCTGGCTCCTATGCTGTCGACAGCTCGGCGACGCCCGCAAATTTCATCGATGTCCCGATGACTGAGGGCTTTGCGATGGGTCCTCCCGCGCGGGACATGCTTGACCCGATGCTCGCTCAGGTGCGCCTCGACGGTAGAGCGCAGCGCATCACCGGTAAGCGGAGCGCGGCACTCCAGGTCGCGATGCTACTGGCCAGCCACGGCGTGGATATGGTCGGCAACGAGACGCAACCCGCGGCGACCACGTGGGCTCTCCGCAGGCTGCTCACCGCTATCATGGGCGGTGTCTCGCTCACGGGCACTACGGCCGCGGCCTCCACGGTCGTTTCTGCCACGACGACTACGGTGACTGTCACCGCGACGCACGGTGCTCGATGGACGCCTAACAGCGTGATCGCCTGCGTCGTCGGAGGCGTCCTCGAGGCGCGCGAGGTGCTGTCTGTCGCTGGCGATGTTGTGAGCGTCAAAGAGGCGTTCTCCGTGGCGCCCACGGCGTCCTCGACGGTGCGTGGCGGAGTGACGTTCTTCCCGACTGAAGACCCTGACACAAGCCTTCAGTTCATCGCGCAGGGTCGAGAGTTGTCGGACAACTTCTTGTATCGCGGGATGCAGGGTTCTATGCAGGTCGAGGCTAAGCCTGGCCAGCTAGCGAAGATCACAATGGACCTTAAGGGCGCGTCCGCAACGAAGCTCGCGGACCACGCCGGGATCAACGTGCCATCGATCGCAAACTGGTCTCCTATTGCGGTCGTCGCGTCGACGCTCTCCGCGCCTACCGTCGGGTCTACTACGCGGACTCCGGTTCTCGCGAGCGATTGCACGGTCGCGCTCGGCTTTGCGTACGAGCCGATTACTGGATACGGCGGGACCGAGACCATCATCCGAATGCGGCGACAGCGCCCGCGCGATGGCGTGCTCGGGAAGGTCACGTTCGTCGTGCCATACGAGGACGACACTTGGATCAACGCGAGAGACAACCGCGAAAATCGCGCGTTGTTTTTCCAGATTGGCAATGCCGCTGGCGCAACGGTGCTCATGTCGTTCCCGACAGTGCAGGTCGTTGACGTGCAGCGCAGCGCGAGCGCGACACAGATCGCCGGTCAGACGGTTGTGTGCGAGACGCGACACGACACCAGCGCAGCGGCGGACACCACGGAGCGCCGGTATGCGGCGTTCAGGCTGCATATGGTATGACCGAGCTCGACAAGCACGTTCGGGCATACGACCCGGCGATCGACTGGAACGATCACGGCGGCACTCCTGCGGAGTACCTGCGATCGCGCGATGAGAAACAGCTAGTCATCAAGCCAGGTAGAAAGCCGATTGTCTTCTACGCGGCGCGTCTATCGCGCTCGGCCTTCAGATGGTGCGCGGAGGCATCGTCAGACTCGGAGCGGATCGAGCGCGCTTTCCGCGCTGGAGTTCGCCGAGTAGAGCACCCGGACGGGACGACGTGGTCTCCCGCTGGGACAGACTCAAAGGGCTATGTCGCGATGACAGAGTCGGAGTCTGAGCGATACGGGATCGCAGACGTGCTCGAGATCGGAGGGCTCGTCTTCGAGCGTAGCCTGGTCCCTCCCGACTGCGAGGTAGGCTATACGCTGCGGCCTACCTCGCATCACGTGCTGGACGCGGCGCTACGAGCCTCCCACCGTGCGGCGCAGAGCCGGGAACAGCGAGCGTCGACTGCGAGCGTTCCCGAGGATTCCTCGGCGGTATAGACCCTGTCGCTCGCGCTATGCGGCGCGAGGTACGGAGATCGTATGCGTGCCCGTGCGAGGGTGAGAGATGGCCTCCTGGCAGAGAAGTCGGTCACCCGATCGGCGGCGCCGCCGTGGGCTCGCTCGTCGCGATTGGAAGGCTACTTGGACACGAGCCTCCAGAGTGTCCGTGGAACTCGTGGTCTGACTCTGACGTCGCGACGATTGTCGATGCGTGGTCATGGTACGATAAGGGCCAGCTCGAGACGCTACTCGGAGATGACCCGCCACAATGGATCCTCGACGGCGTGCGCGAGTTCGCGCGCGCTCTCGACCTCTCGCGAGCCGATGTGATGGACCAAGAGCGCAAAGCGCGGGAGGCTAGTCGTGCCCACTAGATCAGGCGGCAGCGGCGCTGATGCCGTGCGTGTCATTAGAGTCGTGTACGAGCTCGAAGGCGTCGAAGACGCGACGGTGGACCAGGCTTCTCTTGAAGACGCTCTGCGACGCGCGGGCGAAGCGATGGGGGAGCAGTCGGAGGCCGCGGGTAGAGCCGAGGGCTCAACGAGGTCTCTGTCTGGCGCAGCGACCGAGGCGGGGCTTCAAGCCATCCTCACTCAACAACGCATCTCCGCGCTCGCTTCTGGTCTGTCTGGGCTTGGCTCGGCAATCGGATCCGATTCCGAACTGGGCTCCACTCTCGGCCGGATGGGCCAGCTTGCCGCAACTGGCGTTTCGCTCGGGTCAATGTTTGGCCCACAAGGCGCAGTGGTCGGGGGCATTATTGGCGGCGCGATTCCAGCTTTTCAGTCTCTTGGAGAGCAGCTAGGGATCATCGCGCGAGCGCACGACGCCGCGGCAGAGCGCGCCGCGGAGCACGCAAGACGTATTGACGACCTCGCGAAGTCGGCACAGACCGCTAGCGAACACCTCTCTGATCTCCAACAGAAGATAAGCACACGGCAGCAAGAAGACAGACTAGCGCGTGTCATTTTTGGCGAAGTGTCGGAAATGACCCCGGAGGAAGCCTCTCTCGCCGCGGAGGCTGCACGCCGAAGAGTGTCGGAAATCAGGTCCGAAAGAGAAGCCAGGGCGCAAAGCCAAGGGGCGTTTTTGACTTCTCTGGAGAATCCTATTGAGGATGAGCTTCGCCCGCTCGAAGAGCGAATCCGACAAGCGGAAGCCAGGGCACGGCAGAGGCCGACCGCTCGGCGAGGCGGAGGCCGTGGCGGTGGTAGGCGCAGGGCTGACCCGCTCGAAGAGCTCATGGAGCGCGCCGCGGGCGGCTCGGACGCGGTCGGTTTTGCGGCTGGACTAGAGGGAGCCGACGTGAGCGGCGCGCCGAGCGCCTTCGATGTCGAAGCAGCGGATCTCCAGCGGCAGGGGCGAAACCGCAGATTCGGCGGCTCCACTCAAGCGGAGATCCAAGCCATCGATCGGCTCAAGCGTGAACAAGAAGACGCGCACAACAAGCAGATGGCGCGCATTCAAGAGCAGGTCGACGCATGGACAGCGGCCGGTGAGAAGATCGGGAGCACCGTTTATAGCGCATTTACGACCGCAGTGTCGGGGCAAGAGAACTTCGACGTTGCGATGGTTAAGGGCTTCAAGAGTCTTGCAGTCCAGTTCGGCGGGCAGATGGTCAATGAAGGCATCGCGGCCTTGCTGACCGCTGCCGGAAACACAGTAGCAAACCCTCCAGTTGCAGCTACGAAGGCCGCAGAAGGCGCGGGCAAGCTCGCGCTTGGCATTGGCCTTGGAGCAGCGGGCGCGGCTATTCCGGTGCCTTCTAGTGGAGGCGGCGAGCAAGCGCGGCCTCCGCGCCTAGGACCTACTGGCTCTGAGGGCGCGAGCGGAGGCAGCGTCATCGTGAACATGAACGCTCCGGCCGTCGTCGCGGGCACGCGAGCGGAGCTCGGGCGCGAGATCGGGACGACGCTTCGCGACGCGCGCAATCGCTTTGGGAGGGTGTCGCTATGACCGCATGGATGTCCGTCGGATATGACGCCGGGCGGCTCGGCTCGCTCACCGGATTTCTCACGGAGACCGGGACAGGCGGAGTCACAAATGTACAGTTCAACATGACTGACCGGTATGCCCATTGGGTCTACTCGCAGGTCGGAGCCAACACCCCGGTCCGATCGGTTGACCCGCTGCTCCATTCGGATTTCGGAGGCAACTACCAGTTCGTCGACGTGGGCGGATATCGCAACTTCGCGATCGAGCTTGCGGACATCCTGACAACGGTGGGGAATGGTACATATACGGTCGTCTTCGACCCGTCGGTCGATCGGTATACGATCTCCCTTTCTGGCGCTGGGCTCACTGGCTTTTCGATCACCGGAATGAACGCGTCTCTAAGTGGAATGCTTGGGGTCTCGACATCTGGTATTGGTTCGTCTGGCGCGACGTGGTCCACTCCGACGGCGCCCCCTCACGTGCAAGGCTCAAGAATTCTTCATTGGTGCAGACCGGAGTCGGGCGGTTGGTCGGAGTGGACAGAGTCGGACGAAGACATCGATGGTCAGGCGCTTTTTGGCGCTGACGGTAGCGTGCGCGGGCTAACCGGAATCGCGTCCGCGCGCCGCGCCGACTTTGTCGCGGCGTGGGAGCCAGAGCGTAAGATCCGCTCTGTGTGGCCTGGGAGATTCTGGACGACGGGCTCCACGTGGAGCTCGATCTTCGCGCGAGCCAGATGCGCGGAGCCTATCTGGATCAGCCCACCGAATGACCTGGATCCGTTCGCGAGTAACATGACCCCGCTCGTCGGGTTCTTTCGGCAAGACGCCGCCGTGCTAAGGCCTCGCCTGCCGACTGTCGACTACAGCGGCTACCAAACGGTGCCCTTCGGGATGTACATAGTCGGCCTCGGCTTGTGGTACAATCAGGCCTAAAATGACGCTCTCACGCATCCTAGCTACTGGCCGCGGGCGTCTCTCCGCGAGGCTCGTGATTGAAGGCCTCGAGGTCGAGTTCGTATCGGCGAAGCGGATGGAGCGTACAACCGGCGACGGGCGCACGCGCGTCGCCGGGCTCGACATCGCATCGATGCGCATCGGCGCGTCGGCAGACCTCATGCGCGCGACGCTCACCGCAGAGCCTCTTACGGTGCGCCTCCTCGATTTGGACCGACTAGGGGGCAAGAGGCACGGGAGAGTCACGCGGTCCTTGTGGCGCTCCCCGCAAGTGCGGTGCTTCCTTGGCGCAAACGTCTTGACCAGCGACACCACGATCACGCTGCGCGATGCGAGCGCGCTGCCGGCGAGCGGCGTAGTTCACATCGGCACCGAGGCGATCCGCTATCTGTCGAGGACGACGACGACGCTATCGTGCGGAACGCTCTTCAATCGCGGCATCTGGAACAGCATCACGCAAGGCCACTTCGTGGCAGACGGCGAGGGCCTATCGGATGCTCTTGTCACCGACCAGCCCGTAGGCGTCGAGGGGCGGCGCGCGATTCTCTATCTGTACGGGGACGGCGACGACCCGCAGGGCGACGGCACGCAGCGATGGCTCGGCGTATGCGCAAGCGATGTTCGGTGGACCGGTGGCATCTGCGAGATTGCCATTGATCCGATCACGCGGATTCTGGAGCAGCCCGTCGGCGGCGACCTTTCTACGCCGATCAAGATCCGCGGCATCCACTACACAAGCGCAAGCCCTTGGTCGATCAGCATCACGGACTATTCAACGACGCCTTTCCCGACCGGAGTCGCCGCAATCCTGACCGGGTACTTCGACACCCAAGCAGACTTTATCGCAGCCGCTAATACCGCTATCACGTCGGTGATCTCGGGCACTATCGCGACGTCTATCGGCAACGGGTACGTAAAGCTCATAGAGCGGCTCGGCGGATACTCGGTCACCTATCGGACGGACAGCGTCTCTCCAAAACCGATCTTCGTGAAGGTGTCTTCTCAGATTGAGAGCTATCCAGGAGACGCAACTGACGCGTACTCAAGGACGTCCGGCGCAGGATGGGACGGCGCTATCGGCGCAAGCTACCCATCGGGGTGGACTCCACTGTCCTCGTCAATCTATTCTCTCGACATCGACGCAGAAGAGCCGCGCGCATCCATCGGCAGGCGCGGCGGGTGGAACGAAGGAGCCGCGGAGTCTTCGTCCTCTCCAGACTGGAACAAGATCCATTTCGGCGGGTTCACGATCCCGCGCAGCACAGACGTCGTTTCGTTCGGAAGTGAAGAGGACTCCAGGACGGCTCGCGTCTACTCGGTAAACGCGGCGCTTCGTACTGCGCAGATCAGAGAGGCGAGCTTTCAGCGACTCGACTCAACGACAGAACTCTATCTGGGGCGCAATCTCACCAGCGCGGGCAGTAGTGACAGCCTCCTCGGGATGCTTGAGACCATTTTTGTTTTGTCTCCGGGGCTTGCCAATAGCGGAGCCATGCCGCTCGTCACCGGTCAATCGGTAATCTGGGGCACCGATGTTGACAGCAAGGTCGCGTCTTCTCCGCTCGCGGTCGGTCGTGGGCTGTATGCCTTCGAGGGAGATAGCACCGTCCTCGACTACATCACTCCGGAGATGCTTGTGTGCGGCCTCTATCCTCGCTTCCGAGCGGACGGCCGATTCGAGCTATTCCAGATCCGGCCGCCACTCACTACGGATCAGGCTGTCGTGTCGATCGACGATAGCGCCGGCCCGCAGCCGACGATCGAGAAGAGCCCTCGTGGTGTCCTGTCGCAGCTTACATACCGCTACGGGTACGACCCGAGAACGCAGGAGTGGGACAAGCGCACGATCACATTTCGCGACGTACAGAGTACCAGCGCGGTCAGAACGCCGATCACGCTTGAGGTCGCCCAGCTAAGCACGAACGTAGATGATTATCGCGGATCCGCGAGGGTCTCTCGCGATGACATCGCGCGCGTCGCGCTTGAGCGGCTCGGCCTTTTCGGTATGCCGACAGCCGTCTTAACGGTGAGCCTCGATGCGCGCTACATGGACGTGCTCATCGGAGACGTCGTGTCGATCTCGTCTTCGATGCTCCCCGACATCGAAGACGGTTGCAGCGCGATTGTTGGCAGGACTGGCCTAGTCGTAGGCACGTCGCTGGAGCTCGCGAGCGGCGCGGTACAGCTCGCGATCCTCATGCACACGCAACGCTTCGCGGGATATGCGCCGTCGTTCCCTGTCGCTGATCAGGTCTCGCTTGGCTCCAATGTGTGGCAAATCGAAGTTGCGCCGAGCCCGTATTCCGCGGAAGCGTCGGCGGCGCCTTGGATGATGGCAGGGGACCTCCTGCGGCTCATACGCCCAGACAGTGCAGCATCGGAGATGCTGTGCACCGTCCAGTCTGTTGGCCCCGGCCCTGATATCGTGACAGTGCAGACCGCGTCGGCGTGGACTCCTGGCGCTTTTGAATGGGCGCTCTCAACCCGCAAGAGCGACGCCTACACCACCGTCGCGCGCCTATCGCAATTCGCGTTCTTTGGGGACGCGGCGCGGCGTCTTGCGTACAGCGGAACCACTGTCGACGCGAAGGTTTTCCTATGAGCAGCAGCGCGCCCTTCCCCGGGAATCGGTCGTTCGACTCTGCGTATATCGCTCCGACAGGACCGATCGATCCGGTGCTGTTTCGCGACTACGTGTCGAACAATCTTTTGCACTGCGCGGACCAGACGTGCGCGCGCGTGCTCGTCAATGACATGTCGGCGGTTTCGTCGCTCACTGGCAACGCGATCCCGCAGTATACGACGGGCGGGTTTAGCAGCTCAGAGTGGAGGCCGATCGCTGTATACGGGCCATTCCCTATCTCGTGCCGCGAGGTCGCTGGCACGATCTCTCCTTACAGGATCCGGTGCGCTATCTACGCAGCCGCCGCGACGTCGACATGCGCTTTCGCGGTGCACGCGGTGACAGGGTTCGGCACCGGGTACCAAGCATATGCAGCGTCAAGCGCTCTTGTGTCTGGCAGCGACGCGGTTGTTTTCACCGCAGCGGCATCGGCCACGCCGGCGTGGCTTACGCCCGACCCTTCTGTGGGCGAGGGTGTCATGCAGGTCGCCGAGTCGTCGCTTCTTGATAGGGTCTGGGAGGTCGTTGACGTGCCTGGCGGCAGTACCACGCCGGTTGGACTCACTGTCCCTAGCGTGGTCTTCCGTGTCATGGCCAAAGGCGCCGGCGAGCCGAGGCTCCACGGAGTGCACATTGCGGAGGTGTACTGATGCCCGGTCCTCCTGACGGTGCGGTCCCCACATATCGGCCCACCGTGGACACAAGCCAGATCCAAATTGGCGCGCCCGTGCGTGCGCAGACTGCGCTTGACCACGCTCGACTTGCGCACTGGATTAGCGGTCGCGGTCAATGCGTCGTGCCGCAGCACAGAGTCGCGATGATCGTGAGCGGGACCACTGAGACGCTCAGATACTACGTGCCCGGCAGTGGCCGCGCGATGTACCGATGTTGGGTATTCGACCTGCGCACGGCTGCTACGAACGGCGAGGGCCCGGGCTATGGCGCAGAGGGCACTATCACCGTGGGTGGAGTGACGACTCCCTGGTACACGGAAAACAAAACGCTCCCTTATCTGGTCTTCGTGATCCAATCGGGAGTCACGCCGAGCTCGTCGGAGGGCGAGATCACCATCCAGGTCACGAGCGACACCTCGAGGCAGTACGCCGTACGCATCGAGTCTGTCGGATGCTGGGAGCTACCACGCTCGGTGCTCGACAGGACGACCGCAGACTGCGGCATATCGCTCGACAGCTTGTTCGCGCGCCGTCCACTCATCGACGACAACGGCTCGCCGGCCGTCGTTTCGATGGGCGCTGTTTACGAGCAGTCGCATCGCATGACAGTTGGCTCTCCACTACGCCGAATCGGACACATCGGTCGATGGGGCTACGAGCTATCAAGCACGGGCAAGACCAACGTCGCTCTCACGACCGCGCCCTATCGTCTGGTGCCCAGAAAGATCGGGGCAAACGACACCACAAAGACTGTGCGTGCGCGCGTGTACGGGGAGAACGGCGATTTCCGCGTCGTCGGCGGGGCGGCCGGGGCGTCTGCGTGGGTGGCAATGCCCGCAACGTACGCGTGGAGCAACCCGATCGACATCGCGATCAACTGTGAAGACAACGTCGCGACCATCGGCGGACAGCCAATCGGTGGATACGACACGCTCTTGGTCGAAGCTAGAGCGCCAGGAGCGGGCGTGACTGCTTTCCGCATCAAAGGCTGGTGTGTCTACGAGCAGACATGAATCGCGCTTCATATGGTGCGTGAGCCGATAGCGTAGCACCGTGGGCGCATGGCCCTCCGATCGAATCGCCCGCTTGACGCGGGAGAGTACCAGTCTCCGTGCCGCGGACTTGGCGTCCTTCGAGACCCGAGCGTCACGACTGGAACCGACTTCACGCTAACGAACTGGTCCGGTCAGATCGTCAACGTCGATGTGAGCGGAGACGCCGATGCGTGCTTCTTCGAGGCCACGGGACAGACGATCACCACGACGACGATCACGACGGCTCCAGCCAGCGGCAACGAAGCAGCGATCCGCACGAACGCCTTCGTTCTTCGCTCCGGCATGCGAAACGAGTTCGTGGTGCCCGTGAGCGACCTCGCGACGCCGGTTGTCGTGCTCCGCATCGTGGCTCAGTCGGGGACCATTTCGGTGCGCATCGATCGCGCGTCTTCGGTGGGATGATGCGACGCGACCGCCGACGCTCTGCGGTCGCGATATCGCCGCGTTCGATCTTCGGGTCGTCGCTTGCGGCCTGGTATCAGTTCAATCGCGGCATCACCTTGGGCACTCCGCCGGAGGTCGCCGCGTGGGCAGATCAAAGCGGGCGCGCCAACGATCTCGTGCAGACTACCGTGGCGTCGCGTCCTTTCACTGCGGCCGATGGCGTCGACTTCGACGGCATTGACGACAACATCGCGGCGCCCTCGAGCTCCACGCTCGACGTGGTGTCTGCGCTTACTGTAGCTATCCGAGTGAAGCCCGATGTCGTGACATCGAATCGGTGCCCTATCGCGCGGTCGCTCACCACCGCGGGAACATGGTCAGCACAGACAAACAACGCGGCAATGCGCTTCCATTTCGGGGCGCCTGGCGTGAACACTGGCGAGGCCGCATCTCAGCTGACTGCGGGAGTCGAGGTTACGCTCGTGTGGGTATACGCTGGAGGCGGTGCGACGAATGCCGATCGGCTCCAGCTATGGAGGGACGGCGTCCTACAGACCCAGACCTACTCCGGCACAATCCCTGCGACGGCGACAAACACCGCGAACACACTTTCAATCGGGAGCTTCTCCAGCGCAACCGGGCAGTTCTGGGACGGCAGGATCAAGGGCGCAGTCGTCGCGATTGCGAGCGCGACGACTGCGCAGCGGACCGCGCTTGAGCGATATCTGGGGGCGCTATGATGTGCATCCTCTACGCGACGCAGGCGGCCGCACTCGCGGCAATCGCGGCTCGCGATGTGGCGCTCGGCTATCCGACCTCGAGCGACGGTGTCGACGTCGGAGGCGGTCGATTCGTGGTGTCGGTCGTGACGTCTACGTGTGCCCGCCCCGTCCCACTGTCGAGCGGGCAGTGGGCCGTCTCTGCCGCGGCGCTCGGGGCTAGCGTCGGGGCTGTGGCAGTCTCATCGTCTGACGTCCTAGTCGCACAAATCGGAGCGTGACCGATGGCCGTGTTCAACAAGTTCTTTTCGTTCACCGAAGCCGTGGCGGAGAAGGTCCACAATCTCGGTTCCGATACTCTGCGGGTCGCACTAAGCAACACCGCACCGAGCCAATCGAACACCCAGCTTTCGCAGATCACGCAGATCGCTAACGGCAACGGGTACACGACCGGGGGCGCGGCCGCTTCGATCACCAGTAGCTCACAGACGTCGGGCACGTATCGGCTCGTCCTCGGCGACGTGGTGTTCACCGCGACCGGATCGGTTGGGCCTTTCCGGTATGCGGTCTTGTACAACGACAGCGCGACCAACGACGAGTTGATCGGATGGTGGGACTACGGGTCTTCGATCACGCTCAATAGCGGAGAGACTTTCACGGTCGACTTCGACCCTGGCACCGGCGTGCTGACGATTACATGAAGAGGTAGCAATGGCCGATAACGTCCAGCTCCCCGCGAATACCGGGAAGGTCGCGACCCGCGAGGTCACCTACAGCGGCGAAACCGCGCAGGCTCAAGCGGTCGGGCTCGTCGTCGTGAGTGGCGCCGATGACGCTAAGGTCGCGACCGACGTCAGCGCGCAGGAGCCACTGCCGGTCAAAGACACCGGTGGCGCCGACTCACCCGGAAGGATGATCCTTGCGGTGCTTCAGAGCCCGCCTGGATTCGACAGCACGCTACGCCGCGCGAGGTCGACTGCCGTCATTGAAAGCGGGACTGTCACGACTGTCACGACTGTCACGACTGTCACGACTGTCGCGACTGTCACGGGTCTCACGAACATCGACGGCCGAAACGGGTCAATGCTCATCAACCAAACCAACCTCAGCGCGTGGGCCGATGTCGTTCGCGCAAGGATCACCTGATGGCAAACACCTACAAAAAGGTCATTGACCGGATGATGTGGGCGCAGGTTGCGCCGAGCATCACTGCGGCCACTGCCGCGCAGGGTTTCGCGAGCGACTTCCGCAACGACGCGACGCGCAATCCTTTTGCGTACCAGCTTGCGAGCAATGCCGTGCTCAATCGCTTCAACGCGATCACGAAAAGCTGGCAAACGGCTGTCGCAAACCCGCTCACGGCGGGCACGTTTGGCGCTGGCGCCACGGCATGGTTCGCTCCGAGCTTCGGAGCGGTCGGGACGCTATCAGCCGCAGCGCACACGACAACGGCATTCACGCTCGGCACCGCGCTGCCAACGGCGGTCGGTGTAAATATGCTTGCCAATCGCGGCGGTTCTGGCGAGCTTGGTTTCCGAATCCGGTTGATCGACACCGCTACGGGCAAGACCGAAGAGCGCTGGATCGTGGGCAACACCTCAGGCACGACCCCGCGAATCAATGTCGACGTTGCGTTCACGTTCACGCCTGTCACTTCGACTCGGTATGAGCTGCTTTGCGGGCGCCTGTTCATGCTCGGTTCTGGCACGCTCGCGGCCGGCGCGTTCCGCACTTTTGAGCCGGCGTCTAACACGCTCGCCAACCGATCGATCACGAACCTTCCGGCGACGCTCTCGACCGATAGCGCGGCTATCTGCCTCGATGAGCAGTACGTTCCCTTTGACAACAAGCCCGGCGAGGGCTTCATCAAGGGTGGCCACGACACCGACACTGCCGGAGGAGGCCGTTTCGCGATCACCGCTACGGGCAGCGGGACATCGTCGATCACTGGCAGAGCGAGCGGAGGAGACTCCGCTGTCGCGGCTGACGAATACAGGAACTTCCAGATCCGGATTGTCGAGGACACGCTCACCCCAGGAGCGGTCGGGCAGCGCAGGATCATCTCGACGCACACGGCAGGGCCGAGCCCTGTCTACACACTCGGCACGATCTGGACGCAGACTCCAAGCGCGTCCGCGAAGTTCGTGATCGAAAACCCCAACGTCGCGGTCCTGCGGACTACCGCGAACACCACGACGTACACCTACAACTACAGCGACGCGACGATCAACAACGGGACGAACAACATCACCGCGGACACGTGGAGCACGACCTACTTCGGGGCAGCTCCAGCGGCCAGCGCGGCAGGGTGCCTTTGGGCTCCGAGCTTTGGCATCCAGCCAGACGCGGGACGCAACGCGCGCCACTCGCACCAGTTCTTCTTCCGAGGCGGCGCGGTGACTCTGGACCTCCTGGACATCGCGGGATCCATCACTGGTACATGGACGGGCGCCATTACGTATGACGGCAACGTCAACGCCTTCGGCGCTGGCACCACGGGCACGCCCGCGCCGTGTGATCAAGAGGGCCGCTTTACGTATGTCAACGTCTACACCGCGAGCGCGCTTAATCAGATTTTCCGGTTCGATGCAAAGCACCGTGTTTTCTCACCGTACGTCGCAACTGACTTCATCCAAACGGGCACCGCGGCACTCGGAGGCCGAATGGCCTCGTATGTAGCGATCGACGGGGCTGACAAGTACAGCGTGATCCTGCTCCAGAGCCACGCGTCCGCTCTGTGCCAAGAGCTCATCCCGCTCGTGTGAGGTGAAGTCATGACGCTCCAGCAAGTCAGGGCCATCCTCACGAACAAGCTCACGACGCTTCACGCGCAGCGTGGGTATGCGATGGCGATCGGAGACCTCGACAGGGTCGCGGTCCTCGACGCCGAGATTCAAGAGACGCAGACAACGCTCGACCAACTCAACGCTATCTAAGCGCGATGCTGCTACTCCTATTCCAGCAAGCGACCGGTGCATACGCGGTGACCGCGGATGTCGGCGTGTATGCGCTCGCCGGTCAAGGTGCTGGACTGGTGGCCATCCGCGTCATGCCGTCCGATGCCGGAGTGTATGCGCTCGACGGCCAGGACGCGACGCTATCGCGCGGCAGGACGCTGGTTTCGGATGCGGCCGCGTACGCGCTCGCCGGACGAGACGCCTCGCTGCTATCCGCGCGGCGTGTCTCATCCGACGTCGGCGCGTATGCGCTATCAGGACAGGACGCCACGCTAGCGTATGGGCGCGTGGTCGTGTCCGACGTCGGCGCGTATGCGCTATCAGGACAGGACGCCGGCCTAGTCTACTCAGGCACCGCGACGCTGGAGCCGATGGCTCCAGTCTATGTGCCTCGCGACCGTCGCTCGTGGTCTGCTGGCTACGGGCCAATCGCGTTCGAGGCGACGAGCACTCTCCTATGGGTCGTGCCTCGCGCTAGGCACACGACGACGGAGGATCAGTGACACTAGCGAAAGCGACAAAAGACCCTAACGCGATCCTCCCATTCTCGATTGACTGGGCAGAGTGGATCTCAGACATTGCAGGTGAAAGCGTGGCGTCCGCGTCATGGCACGTCGACTCTCCCCCCGACGCTGCGCTCGTAATCGGCGCGACGTCTGTGTCCGGGGCCGTCGCTACGGCGGTCGTCAGCGGTGGCACTCTGGGGCGCTCGTACAATCTGCGATGCCGGATCACCACGGCGCCATCGAGTTACATCGACGACAGGACCATCTCCGTTCGCGTGGAGAGCCGATGAGTCACGCGGATATCTCGGACCTGCACCTCGAGGACGACGACGTGTCACGCATCCCACGCACGCCGGACCCCAGCGAGATCCCATCTATCGTGCGCGAGCTGCTCCGCGTCGTCGGCGCGCACGGGCGCGCGCTTCGAGCGATGCGTCGGCTAGTGTGGGCCGTGGTGCTCGCGGTACTCGTCGGCTCGCTCGGAGTCGTGGCGAGCGTAGCGGTGGCAGCGTGGTCGCTTGGTGCGCGGATGGAGCGAATCGAGGCGCTTACTCAAAGGATCGACAGACTAGAAGCGATGGAGGCGAGACGATGAAGATCCCGAAGATCGAATGGCCGACCGCGGCCGTCCTTGTCGCTCTCATTGCGGCGATCGTCGCTGTATGGGTCACCGGCCCAGAGCATCGCGGGGACATCCTCGCCGGCCTCGGCGTATGCGGTGGTGCCGTGCTCGCGCTCATGCGCGCACTCATCTCGACGAGCGTCGCACCCTCCGAGCCCGCGCAGGCTCCACGTCCTCCGCGTAGCAGCCCGCGACACACCATCGCTCCTCGCGTCGCGCTCGTGCTCGGGTCGGTCGTCGTCGTGGGCTGCACGCCGTCCGCGCTGCGCACGCACAGCACCATCGCGACGATCGCCCGCGTGTCTGTCGTCGCCGCTCACCCTGCGATCGTGAGCGCGTGCGAGGCTCGTATGTCCGAGTGCCACGATGACGGGTGTCTCGAAGACGTGCGGCACGACTGCGAGGCTGCCGCCATCGCGCGAGACACCGCGCACGCTGCGGTCCGCGCGTACGTCGATGCGATCGAGGTCGCTGCGCACGCCGACGAGGGCCGCGTAGCGGAGGCGCTGGACGCGTCGCTCTCCGGCCTCGCGCGGGTGTACGACGAGACCCGGCGCGCCGTGCTCGCGCTCACCGGGTACGCGCTCCCCGAGCTACCGCCTGAGGCGCTCGCCATCGTCCGCGCGCTCGTCGGTGCGGTCCGTGACTGACCCGGCCGTCATCGAGCTACTGGCGGGCGCAGCGCGCGCCGCAGGGCCGCTCCTGGGGCTGCTCCTCGACGCGCTCCACGACGGGAGCCGAGCGGCCGTGCTCGAGCGTCTCGCGAGGGACGCCAGCGCTCTAGACCGCGTGCCGTCCACGGAGCGGACCATCCACGACATGCATACTCGGCACGTGGCCCGTGTGGAGCTCGACGCGATCACGGGCGGTGTCGTGCGTCTGCCCGCGCCCACGGGCGAGCGATGAGCGTCTCGCGTCGCGATATCGCGCGAGCGGTGCGACGCATGGAGGCGGACCCTATCGGCGCGTGCGAGGTGCTCTTCGAGCTCGCCGTCGAGGAGTACGGAGACGACATCGCAGTGCGGCTTGTCTGGTGGATGCGCGCGGTCGGGCTCGGGGGCTCCGCGTGAGGGCGCGTGAGCGAGCCCGAGTCGAGCGCCACGCGGCGCGCGTGCTGTCGCTCGTCGCTCCGAAAATGCGGCTCCTCGTCGGATGGTCCCGTCAATGCGGAGCATGGCATAGCGGCGTCCACGCGGAGGCCTTCGTGTGGAAGTGCTTCGGTGTGGTCGTTCTGAGCGAGCCTCTCTTTGAGCGCGGTACGCCCGAGTCGCGCGAGGACACTATCCGACATGAGCTAGCGCACCTCCTCGCATGGCATAGACATGGGCACGAGATACCGGCGCACGGCAGAGAATGGCGAGACGCACGAGCCGACATTGACCGCGTGCTAGACGAGGACTCGTGAGACCGCCGAAGGGGACCGCAGCGCATCGTCAGTGGGTGACCGCGATGATGCTCGAAGCGGCTCGTCGGGCCAATCGGTCGATCGCAGACATGCCACGGTCGGCCGTGATTGCGATGCGCGGAGAAGGCGACCGTCATTGGCCACAGTCCGACGACTGGGCTGCGCTCGGAGGGTACGCGCGAGCGCGCGCAGCGTGCGTGCTCGAGCTGGATATGCCATCGGGCGACCCGACGCCGGATAGAGCGGAGCTTGGTGAGCGTCGAGGCGTGCAGCGCGATCTCCTCCACGCGCGGCGGCTTGAGCGCATCGTCGGAGACCGAGAGCACTGGACGGACACTGTGTCCCGCCTGCTGCTCGAGGGGATCGAGCGCACTCATACGCGCGCGCACGCACCGCGCATCGAGGCGCCAGCGTACGAGGGAGACCGCGAGGTCGTGGTATTGCTGTCGGATCTTCACTACGGCCAGCGCATCGATCCGCGCGAGGTGCCCGGCAGTCGATACGGGTGGACCGAGGCCGCGAGGAGGACCGCCTTCGTCGTCCGTGAGGCGTGTAGCTACAAGCCATCACACCGCGACAAGACCACGTGCCGGCTCCTACTCGGCGGCGACATCATCGAGGGCGAGATCCACGGGCCTACGCGCGAGGCCGATGCTCTAGCAGCACAGCTCGACGGCGCTCGGCAGATCCTCACGAGCGCGATTGCCTACCTTCGCGAGAGCTTCGCACGCGTTGACGTCGTCTGTGCGATTGGCAATCACGGCCGGTGGCCACACGCCCACGGGCGCGCCGTCGCAAGTAAATGGGATGGCGCCGTAACTGTGCTTTACCGCGCGCTTGAGGCCATCTTCGCGCGCGATCCTGGAGTGACGTGGACGATCCCCCGCACTCCCTATTCGACGTGGACTGCTCCCGGCGGTGCTGTATGCGCGCTCACGCATGGAGACACCGTCGTGTCTGCGGGGTCGCCCGGCAGGACCGTGCACACTCACCGCATCGCAGAGCAGCTCCGGAGATGGAACAGCGCGCGCGCTGCGCAGGGCGAGCCGCCCATTCGCGCTCTCGCACTCGGGCACTACCACGTGCCGATGCGCGTGTGCCTCGACGATGGCCTCGACGTGGTGGTCAATGGCTGCCTCGGCGGGACTGCCGCATACGCTCAAGGCTCCTATGGCGTGCATGGCTCGCGGCCCGCGCAGGTCATTTGGGAAAGCACCGCGCGCCATCCCGTGGGCGACCTCCGCGTCGTGGAGGTAGGGCGCGCGGACGACGACGCTAGCCTCGACGCTATCTGCGCTCCAGTAGTCGAGATCGGAGGACCATGATCGAGCGTGGAATCGTAGTACGTGGGCGCGTCATCCGTGGATCGGAGCGCGTGCTCCGAGACTCGTCGGCGTGGTGGACCGCAGGCCGTGAGACGCGGCCGCGCCGATGGCCTATCGACTTGCTCGTCGGGCACTGGACGGCGGGCAATCCACGCACGGGGCCCACCGCAGGTCCCGCCGTGTGGCGGGCGATGGAAGCGCGCACGGGAGTCGGCGGTCGTGACCTATCCGTAAGCGTCCACTTCGTGATCTCGTGGGATGGCCTCATCTGGCAGACGCTCGACCTCGAGCACGCGGCCGTGCACGTGGGACACCGACCGACCATCGCGCGATCCATCGGTGTCGAGACGTGCTGGCCTGGCACCGTGGCTCAGGCGCGTCGCCTAGGACTCGACGTGTGGCTCTCGGAGACTCGTCGAGTCGGCTCGCATCGCGTGCAGTGCGTGCGACCCGGAGACGCCCTCGTAGAGTCGTGGCGATGGCTCGGGGAGGTGCTCGCCGGCGAAGCGGCACGAGAGCACGGCATCGAGATCCCGCGCATCGCTGCGCCGGTGGACAGGCGGCTCACATCGACGGAGCTAGCTAGTCATCGCGGAGCGTGCGAGCACGTGCACATCCCCGGCAGCACGAAGATCGACGCGGCGGGCTATCTAGTCGAGTCGCTCGGGTGGGCGTCGCGCTGAGATATCTCTTTAAGAGCCTCCGAGACGCCAGCGGCCCCGTATCTCTTATACGCAGAGCGCAGACGCCCGACGTCGGCCCGCGCTTCGTCGCGCTCGGTCCTGCGCGCAAGCTCCTCGGCCTGCCAAGCCTTGACCTGTGCCCGCGCCGCGTCGCGCTCACGCACGACGCGCGCGACTGCTTGAAGCGGATGCTCGTCGGCCGTGCGTCCGCACAAACTCGCGATGCGTTCAAGGTCTGCCCACTGCGCGTTGGACTTCGACTCGTACTTCTCGCACGTCTCACAGACCTCGCAAAGGCGCACGGTGCTGCGGATCCTCCGCGCTCCGCACTCGGGGCAGTCTTTGTAGGTGATCATCGCTCACTCCTCCCATACACGGATCGTGGCCAGCACGCTTGCGACTCCAGCGGCACCGTATCCCGCCACCAAGTCACGGGTCACGCGAGCGGTTCGGGGTCGTCGGAGTCGTCTATGTCGCCACCGTCGCGCTCGTCGCGGTGGGATAGCGCCGCGAGGGCGCCATCCCACTTGTCCGCGATGAACGCGAGGCGCGCTTCTGGCGTGTCGGACACGTCGGCGTTGATCTCATCGATCCGAAGGATGCGCGCGCGGGTCCCCATGACAACCGCCGTGATGCGCACGGCGACGCGTGTCAATGTCGCGTGCTCATAGCGTTTCATCGGTGCCCCTTCGGCGCGTCGTCGCCCTCGAGAAGCACTCCGACACAGAGACCAGCGCGTTTGTGCCGTCGATCTTCTCCGTGACAACGATGCGCCGACGAAGTCGTGGAATCTTCGGGAATGCAGGGAACGTCTCGATCTCGCTCATATCTACCTCCGATCCCCACCTGCCGAATCGAACGGCAAGCTCCACGCGCGCAGGGGAGGTGGCGAAGGACCGCGCGCGCCGCTGTGGGGTAGTGGCCGCTTTATGCGGCCTGCTATCAGAACGGGATATCGTCGACTGCGCCGCCGTCGACCGCCGCGTCGAGCAGCGGCGCACTACTGCCAACCGCACTCCGTCGCACCGAGTCTGCGGGACGCACCGGCGCCGCGCCCCCCTCATAGATGTTGAGCCAGTGAGACGGCTTCCCATCTGCGGCTCGCTGGATCACTTCGCGCGATCCATCCGTGCGCTCGATGACGATGCGAGCCACATCGCGATCGAGAGACGCAGATAGCCCGCGCTCACCACGCCACGCGGCAAGCACCGTGAGCGGCTTCGCGTCGCGCTGCTTTGCTTTGATCACCAACTTGAAATCGGGTCGATTCGGCATCTGTCTCCTTACGCTTTCTTGACGTTGCTTCGGAGCCACGTCTTTTGTGCCTCCGTGAGCGTTCCCCAGACCGCGCGCTTGCCCGGCTCCGGCAGAGTCGGCCACTCAGCCGCGAGCTTTGTCAGCACGGGATCCGGCGCATGCGCCGGCGGCGCCGCGGTCTCTTCGACGTGCTCCTGGGCCTTGTCGTATAGCGCAAGCCCGACCTGCATTCCGAGGGACTTCGCGCACCTCTTCAGGGCGTCCGTTGCTGCCTCTTTCTCTGCGCTTTCGACCGCGACTCCGAGCCTACGATCGACACCGTGGCCGTGCCCCACATCGCAAATCTGGAGTGACTCTAGACGCTCTCCCGAGCGCCGCTGTAGCGTGAGTCGACACCGGCACGCGTACGACACGACCCATCGCTGGCGGTCGTCCTGCTCGCGAGCGATCTCGCGCGTGTCTGTCGCATCGTAGCACCACGAGCCATCACCGAATGCTCGATTCAGCGTCGCGATCACGCGCCACCCTGCGATGTATGATAGCGTGGCACCGCCCTGCGTACGTGTCTCGACGTGCTCGCGCGGGATCGGCGCGTCGAGGATAGCCCTCTGCTCTGCTGTGATGATCATGCCTGCTCGCTCCTCTCGATTTCCGCTTCGATCGCGTCGAGGACCGCCGTCGCGATGCGGTCCGACGCCTCCGACGCCGCCGCCCACGCCGCATCCGACGCCGCATCCGACGCCGCATCCGACGCCGCCGACTCCGCCGCCCTGGCCCCCGCCAACCACGCCACCTCCTCCGCAGCCGACGCTACCGCCGACGACGCCGACGCCGCCGCCCTCGACGCCGCCCACGCCGCTCGCGCCGCCGCCCACGCCGCCGACTCCGCCGCCGACTCCGCCGCCTCCGCCCACGCCGCATCCGACGCCGACACCGCCGCCCGTTCAGACTCCGGTGCACCGCGCCGCAGCCACTCGAGCACCGCGTCGATCGCAGAGAGGGCGCGGACCTCATCGGCGGGACAGTGCAGACGCGCCTCGCCCACGATCGCGATGAGAGACGCGACGCGAGCGCGCTCCCATGCAGCATCGTCCAGCGCGCTCCATCGACGCGCGAGCGCCGCGTAGCGCCGGATGACTCCAGGCCACGCGTGAGCGGACACTTCGTCATCGATCCACGGCGTCATATGCGCCAGCCATGGCGGCATGACGTACGCGGGGCATGCGCTCGCATCGCCGGCTCTCCCAGCCTCCGGCGACAGTGCAGCAAGTAGACACGCACGCTCGTGCC